ATGAAAAAAGGCGGCATGACTAAAATGAAAAAATAAGGAAACATCATGGAAACTAAAGTCCCATTTATGAAAGAAGGCTCACCTGATCACGCACACAACGTAGAACACGTTGAGAAAATGTACGGTGGTGATGGACACAAGGCTGCACACGAAATGTTTGGTCAACACGCTGCTGGACACAAAAAGTTCCACGAGCATGTTAAAGCCATGTGTGGTGGCGGGATGCCTAAGAAATGATGGCAAGTCGGGGTATGGGAGCGGTTGCTTCCTCCAAAATGCCTAAAGGTGTGACCAAGGCTCGTCGCGACGATACGGACTTTCAGGAGTTCAAGAAAGGCGGCAAGATTGGTCTTTATGCCAACATCAACGCTAAGCGTAAGCGCGGCGAGAAGATGCGCAAGCCTGGTGACCCAGGTGCTCCGACCAAACAAGACTTCATCAATTCAGCTAAAACTGCGAAGGGTAAAAAATGAGCTTACTTAAGAAACTAGAAGACGAAGCACACTTGCTATTGCAAGAGCTTCAACAACACGTTATTAACCAAGTGTCTAAAGGCAACAAAGTTAATGAGAAGTTGCAAGAATTGATTAACCACTTGGAATCGCATGTCAATCCTACTCCAGTTGATTCTGCTCCCGCCCCTGTGGTTGCTGCTCCAGTCGATACACCTGCTCCAGCTTCTGTGGAATCTACTCCAGTGGTTGAAGAAACAGTGGTGGTAGATGCTAAAGCGAGCAAATAATCATGGCTAAGAACTGGATTGCAGATGCTACTAAAAATAAAGGTGGCTTGCATAAATCTTTGGGCATCCCCAAAGGTGAAAAAATTCCGGCGAAAAAGCTGGCTAAAGCTGCTAAGAGTTCTGGCAAAGTTGGGAAGCAAGCGCGCCTTGCTGAGACTCTTAAAGGAATGAAGAAGAAATGACCATCTCCACGCTCAACTCGATGACGTCCGGTACGGCGTCGTTTAACCTTAATCTCACGGAAGCGTGCGAAGAGGCGTATGAGCGTGCGGGTTATGAAATGCGTTCTGGCTACGACCTACGCACAGCGCGTAGGTCCCTTAATTTACTGTTTGCTGACTGGGCGAACAGGGGCATCAACATGTGGACGATTGAGCAAGGTACGATTACTTTGCAACAAGGACTCAACACGTATGCGCTGCCCAATGACACAGTGGATCTTTTAGATCACGTTATTAGGACAAACCCTAACAATACGTCCACTCAGGCGGACTTAACGATTACACGTATCAGTGTCTCCACGTATGCAACAATTCCAAACAAACTTAATCAAGCACGTCCCATTCAGGTTTGGGTGCAGCGTTTGGACGGACAGATTTACCCAACTGGGTTCACCGTTGCAAGTGCAGTTGGTGCGACCGATACGACCATTACGCTGACATCGACTGCAAATCTGGCTTCTGCTGGGTTTGTTAACTTAGTATCAAACGGCGTTACAGAAACAATTTATTACAACGACATCTCAGGCAATACGCTTGGTAATTGTTTTAGAGGACAGAACGGCACAACGGCTGCTAGTTTTCCTGTTGGCTCAGTTGTCAACGTCCCTAATTTACCTGCTATAACCGTATGGCCTACTCCAGACGGCGTACAAACATACCAGTTTGTCTACTGGCGTATGCGTAGAACGCAAGACGCATCTCAGTACGGCAACAACGTCATGGATGTCCCTTTTAGATTTGTACCTGCAATGGTTGCGGGTTTGGCTTATTACGTTGCGCTCAAAGTGCCAGACGGCATGAACCGTTTGCCTGTGCTAAAACAACAATACGATGAGTTCTGGGAACTCGCCGCTTACGAAGATCACGAAAAGGCTGCTTTGCGCTTGGTGCCAAGGCAAATGTTCATAGGTGGTGGTATTTAAATGGGTAATCGGTTTTCATCCGGCAAGAACTCGATTGCCGAGTGTGATCGGTGCGGATTCCAGTTTAAGCTTCGGGAACTTAAAAAAGAGGTCATCAAGACAAAGACTTATGATCTCAAAGTTTGCCCGCAGTGTTGGGACCCAGATCAACCCCAACTTCAACTGGGTATGTACCCAGTTGATGACCCACAAGGTGTACGCGATCCAAGACCGGATACAACGTACATTACTTCTGGACTTAGCGGTTTGCAAGTACAACAAGGAAACAGTTCCAGTATCTTACAAAACGGTGAAAACGAAGGTGGTAGTCGTATCATTCAATGGGGGTGGAACCCTGTGGGTGGTGCAAGTTTAGATGATGCAGGGCTTACGCCAAACAATTTGGCTTTGACCGTATCAATAGGGCAAGTTACAATCGCTACAACGTAGGAGTTGATCATGAAGCACGACGATATTAAAGAAGACAAAAAGCTGATCAAAAAGGCTTTTGGCATGCACGACAAACAGTTGCATGAGAACAAAAAAACAAACCTCGCTAAGCTTAAAAAGGGCGGAGTAACTGGTCAAGCCATGCGCGCAGTTGGTCGCAATATGGCACGTGCCAACAACCAAAGGGGCAAGTAATGGCTAAATTCAGTATGAAAAAGGGCGGTAAAGAGGTAGGTCCAGCTTCGTTATATGCGCAAGCACATAACATGAAGGGTAATGTTATTAATGGACAAGAGGCTGTTCATTATGCTACTGACCCGAATACAATGCGTGCGGACGAATCTACTCCTGGCGGTATGCCCGCAAGACGCGTAAGTTTAGGCAACATTACAAATGGTCCTAAAAATACAGGTATTGAGACACGTGGTAACGGTGCAGCCACTAAAGGCAGAATAGCTAGAGGACCAATGGCGTGACCTATACGGAACTGGTAACCGCAATTCAGTCATACACGGAAAATCAATTTCCGACTGTATACCTTGCTGATGGAACAACAGAATCTAGCACTACGCAGATTAATCGTTTCATCGAGCAGGCTGAGCAACGTATATACAATACGATCCAGTTTCCAAGTCTTCGCGCTAACGTAACAGGAACAACCACGGCAGGCAATCCTTATTTGTCTTGCCCAAATGACTTTTTGTCTGTTTATTCTGTTGCGGTTTATCCAACTACCGGCGCTAATGCTAATCAGTACACATACCTTATTAATAAGGATGTTAACTTTATACGCGAAGCATTTCCAAGCACCTCCTCATCTTTTAATCAGCAGCCCCAGTATTACGCGCTTTTTGGTCCACAGTATGGCAACGTTGCCGAACTAAGTTTTTTGTTGGGTCCAACACCAGACCAAGCGTATAACGTAGAACTCCATTATTACTACTACCCACCAACAATTATTCAAGGTGCGGTAACGGCTTTGACTATTGCTACAGGCGGTTCTGGGTATATGGCAGGCACGTACTATGATGTTACGCTTAATGGCGGTAATGGTAATTCTTGTATTGCTACGATCACAGTGTCTTCAGGCGGCATTGTCACGGCAATTACTCCTACAAGTGGCGGCGCATTGTATTCTGTTGGGGATGTACTTACTGCGCCCACAAGTATTGGTGCAAGCGGTACAAACTTTACCTGTACTGTAACCACAGTATCTAATGCAACAGGCACTACATGGCTTGGCGATAATTACGACTCTGCACTCTTGTACGGTTGTTTGGTCGAGGCTTACACATTTATGAAGTCTGAGGCAGACATTATTGCTGGAATTGACGGCAAGTACAAAGAAGCGCTTATGGAAGCAAAACGTTTGGGCGATGGTCTGGAAAGACAAGATGCTTATCGTTCAGGTCAATATCGTCAGAAGGTGACATAAAATGGCATTTACTGGCAATTGGGCGTGTGATGTATTTAAGACCGGTATGATGAACGGCGTATATAATTTTACGTCCGGTAATTTTTACATTGCGCTTTACACCAACGCTGCGACACTAAACCAAACCACACAGTCTTATACCAATGCAGGTGAGACAAGTGGTGGCGGGTATACCGCGGGCGGTCAACTTCTTGTTGTTAACCAAGTTCCAACGGTAGGGTCAAGCGGGGATACAGCGTATGTGTCTTTTGCCAATGCTGTTTGGAACGGTGTGATTAGCGCACGAGGTGCTCTTATTTATTTGAATAATGGCACAACAAACCCAGCAGTTTGTGTTTTAGATTTTGGTTCGTCCAAGACTTCTAACGCCACATTCACAGTTCAGTTTCCAGCCGCAACCAATACATCGGCTATTATTCGCATTAATTAAGGAGTCAAAATGACTAACGAACTTTCAAACTTTGGCGACCACGCAGTAGCTACATTGCAAGCCAACGCCACTATTCCAGAAGGTATGGGTGTTGAAGGCTGGTATCATGTTGTATGCCGTGATGCTGCAGGTAATATCAAATGGGAAGAAGAATTTCCTAACTTAGTGGTAGCTGTAGGTAAGCAATTGATGCTTGATACGTTACTTAAAGGTTCTAGTTACTCGGTTACAGGTCCGTATTTAGGACTTATTAGTAACACCTTTACAGCGTCTGCTTCAGACACAATGGCTTCTCATACATGGACAGAGTTCATTAACTATACCGTCGGTGGATCAGCTGTCCGTGGCACCGCAGTTTTTGCGTCATCTACCAGTACAGGATCTACACCCTCTAACGTAACCTCTAGTACAGCAACAGCTATTACCTATACAATTACAGGTTCTGGCGGTACAGTGTACGGATGTTTTTTGGTATTGGGCTCCGGTGCTTCAAGCACACAAAGTTCAACAACAGGTACGTTGTACTCAGAAGGTTTGTTCTCTGTAGCTAAAACTACAACTTCAGGCGATACTGTAGCAGTTACATATAGTACAACTGCTACTTCTTAAGAGGAGCCTTAAATGGCTTTTGTTGTTGCAGACCGAGTTCAAGAAACCGGAACTGTATCTACGGGTACGGGTTCGGTTAACCTCGCGGGTGCTGTTGTTGGATTTCAATCTTTTATAAGTGGCATTGGTAATACCAACTCCACGTATTATTGTATATACGACCCAACTGCCTATGTTTGGGAAGTGGGGTATGGAACTGTCACATCTGGCACGCCCAATACTTTAAGCAGAACCACGGTTCTGGCAAATTCATCTGGTACCACAGCGCTTATTAGTTTTAGCACATCTAATACATTAACTGTATTTTGTACGTACCCAGCTGAAAAATCCGCAATTCAAAATGCTAGTGGTGTGGTATCAGATCCTACGTTTACTGCGACTGGGACAATTGCTAATCCTGCTAGTACAGGCGTGTTTAACTATGGCGCTTTAAATTACCAAGATACAAATATAGTTTCTCAGTCCGCTGGAAATTTTAACGGCTATATTTACGCGGCTATTCAGAACCAAAGTAGTGGCGGCATCGCTTCAACTGATTATGCTATTTATAACGACCAAGGTTACTATGTTAACGCCGGGATTAACAGCTCCGGTTATGGCGCATTTACAGGTGTGGGCGGCACGGGCGGCACATCAAGTACAACTCTAACCATTACATCACAAACAACAGGCAACTTACTTTATGGCGCTGTTTTATCTGGTACAGGATTTTCTGGCTCACCAACAATTACAACCCAACTAACATCAACTGGAACAGCTGCGGCTTCCCCTACTTTTGTAAGTGGTGGCGGCACAGGGCAAAACCAAGTTGTACTTTCATCAATTGCGGGTATTGCCATTGGTTATTTAGTGTCAGGTACAGGCGTACCTGCGGGAACTTTTGTTGGTAGTTTTACGGCTACAGGTAATGGTGTTAACTTAGTTAACTCTTCGCTTGCTAATGTTAACTTTACAGTTCAGGCAGCGGGCACATATAACTTTTATGTTCCTGGCGGGGTAGGCACTTACACAATGAGCAGTGCGCAGACAGTGTCTAATGGCACGTCTATTACAGCGCAAGTTGCCGGTGCTTTTAACAAACCTAATAACGGATACATCTATGCGTATTATGGGGATTTTGTTGTTGGAACGTACACTAGTAACAGTTATCGTGTCGTTACAAATAATAATGCGATAGACGCGTTTACTGCCGGACCGGCAAATCAAATAGCTTTTAACGGTTCTTATGGAACTACTGGTCAGTATTTAACTTCACAAGGTTCTAGCTCCCCGCCTACTTGGACATCATTTAGTGCGTCATCTAACTATACACGTACGACAGTAACAGCTACAGCAAGCCAAACATCATTTTCTGTATCGTATTCAGTTGGATACATTCAAGTATATTTAAATGGTGTAATGTTGTCTCCGACCGATTACACGGCAACTACCGGGACTACTGTTGTTTTAGCGACTGGCGCGGCTTCTGGGGATATTGTTGATTTTATTGCATGGACAGTTACAACTCTTAGCTCAACCGCTAATTCGCTGACAATCAATAATAGTGGAACTGGCGCGGCTTCTGGTTCTACTTTTAACGGTGCTTCGGCATTAACTATCTCATATAACACTGTCGGAGCTTCACCACTTGCAGGTTCAACAAGCCTTACAACTTTAGGTACAGTAGCTACTGGTACCTGGAATGCAGGTATTATTGGACCAACTTATGGTGGCACAGGCGTTAACAACGGCGCAAACACTATTACTGTTGCTGGTAATTTATCTCATGCAGGAGCATTCACTCAGACCTTTACTGCAACAGGTAATACATCGCTAACATTGCCAACTTCCGGCACACTAATTAGCACAGTTACCAATATGGCGGCTAATCCCGTCACAGGTACACCGTCAAGCACAACATTCTTGCGTGGTGACGGTACGTGGGCTTCAGGAGTTTCAGGTCCTACGGGTCCTACGGGTCCTACGGGTCCTACGGGTCCCACTGGTCCTACAGGTCCCCCCGGTCCTACTGGACCTACGGGTTCTTTTCCCACAACTTTTAACTCCGTGGGTAATCACGCATGGGTTAATATGAACTATTCTGGTTCAGTATCTAGTGGTCAAAGTTTTTCAGCAGGAACGGGATGGCAGTCTGCCACAATTGGTCAACCGACACAAAATAACTTATCTGGTACTTGGATATGGCTTGGTTCTGGTGGTTGGACAGCCGCAGGAAATTATCAAGGTCTTGGTCAAAGAATATCTTAGAGGTAAAGAATGTTTACAATTGTTGAGGTTAAAAACCCAGTTTATGGTAATGCAGAAGAGACACATATTGAGTGTCAAGTCAAGTTCGAAGAATTTGATAGGTTTCATCCATTTGGCGCAAATGAGTGGGATCCAGAACCGCATGGGCAACAAATTTACAATAATTTAAAAGCCGGTAAGTATGGTCCAATTGCACCCTATGTTCCACCAGTTGTCCCTCCCGCAATAACAGTTACGCAGGCAACATAATGTCTGAATACAGAATATACCCCAACTCAACACCAGAATTTAAAATAGTGCAAAAAGAAAACGGCACTATGCAAATGATGGTGCGTTATATTAACTCAACAGTTGGGTATGTTGGTAAGTGGTTGCCTGTTCAAACAGAAAAAGAAAATATTACAAGTAGTATTAACACAACACAACTTTAATTACTTATGACACAAGCACGTAATCTTTCAGTTTTAGCCGACAACGTAAACTCATCCGGTCAAGTATCTTTGACTGCCGGCGTGTCTGGCAATCTTCCCGTTACGAATTTAAACAGTGGTACAAGCGCATCGTCTTCTACATTTTGGCGTGGTGATGGTACTTGGGCTGCGGGTGTTTCCGGACCTACGGGTCCAACAGGTCCAACAGGTCCAACGGGTTCTCCTGGTCCCACAGGTCCAACAGGTCCAACAGGTCCATCGGGAGGTGAAATAACTTCCGCTGGTGGCACATACACTTACTGTTTTGCCACACCTACCACAACCTCAACATACTCTTTAGGTAACACAATTGCCGGAGGAAGTTTGGCACCTGTTTCACTTGATGCAAATATTAGCAACTTTGGCACGTCTCAAGCATATAAAAACGGAACTTTATCTGGTACTTGGCAATGTATGGGGTATTCTTACTATCATGATTCTATAACTTACGGTTTAACTGCTTGGCAAAGAATTTCTTAACACAAAGTAAAAATGCAAAGAACACTAAAAACTGCAAAAAACCCCGTATGGGCAAACAGCCAGCACACCGCTATTAATTTATTGGTGGTGTTTGAAGAATTGTTTTTGATGGGAGAACTACCGTTTACTGCAACTTTAAGTGACTCGGAAGCGCACAGTCAAGATATATTTGTTAGAGCATCCCAAGAAGAATTTGGTACTGTTCAAGAGTATCAGGAGCCTATTTTATCTGTTAATGATCAAGCATTCATTGCACGTAATAAAAGAAACGAATTACTGCGCCTATCTGATTGGACACAGGCTGCGGATATTCCACAATCTTTACAAATCGCGTGGGCTCCTTACCGACAGGCGCTTAGAGATGTCCCGCAACAACCCGGATTTCCTACAAACATAACTTGGCCTACACCCCCTAACTAACATGTCACACTTACCCATTTGGTACCTTGGTCAAGTTCCTGTTGAGGACTGTGATAAAGCTTCGGCTGAATACATGTTGATACCTCCTAAAGATGCTTCTATGGGCAGAGACGGAGATCAGCTTGATCACACCTTTAGAAATACTACCGTACGCTTTGCTGATAATAGCCATTGGTTTGGCTTGAAAATGCGAGATTACGGAATGCTTGCCAATAAAGAATGTAACTGGGATTTTGATATTAATAGGCATGAATCTGTGCAATATGCTGAATACGGTATAGGTAAAAAATACAACTGGCACATTGACACTTTTCCTTTATCAGGCGCTCCTACAGATCGTAAAGTAACTGTGGTATGTATGATGTCAGACCCAGTCGATTTTGAAGGTGGTGCACTGCAATTACGCATGTATCAGGAATTTACGCCACCTATGACAAAAGGAACTATTATTGCATTTCCATCTTTTCTTGAACACCAAGTAACGCCTGTAACTAAAGGTGTTCGTTATACCGCAACCATGTGGTTGTCTGGTCCGAGGTTTAAATAATGTTTGGCTACGCAGCCTTTGCACAATCACCCTTTGCTGCGCTTGGGTCAAATCAGTACGTTTTGTCAATTACTGAAAATTCTAACTTAGCTGATGTAGATAGTATCTTAGCGCGGTTTAGTTTGTCCGACACTGAAGCCATGACTGTGACGGACACCAATGCTGAAGTTGATGTTTTTTATGAAGGTATTGTTGAAGGTATAGCACAAGCCGATTCAAGCACTCAAACTTATCAGTTTTATTTTACGGACACTGAGAACACATCTGTAGGAGATGTTGATTCTATTGTTGCTCAATTTAACGTAACGGACACTGAAAATATTAATGCTGCAGATTCACTGGCTATTAACGCTAGTTTTTTTGTTGCTGACACTGAAAATGTTAATTCCGCAGATTCAAGTACCCAGCAGTCCGCATTTAACCTCAGTGACACTGAAAATACCGGAATAGCAGACAGCAGTACGCAAACGTACAACTTTTATTTTACGGATACTGAAGCTATAACAGTTAATGAGTCCGAGAGTATTTCCGCACAGTTTTCAGAAACGGATATTGAAAATATCGGTGTTGCGGATTCCAGCAGCCAACAGTCTAGTTTTAACTATACTGACACCGAGAACATTAATGTTGCGGATTCCAATAGTCAACAATCCAGCTTTAACTACACTGATACCGAAAACATAGGTGTGGCAGATGTTAGAACTATAACTGCGCAATTTGCGGAGGCTATTGCAGAAGCCACGACCTTAGCTGATGCTAATGCAGAAGCAGATGTTTTTTATTTTGGTATTACAGAAAATATAGGAATTGCAGATTCGGAAACTATTATTTCTGTCTATCAATTAAACATTACAGAAGCCGCCACGCTTGGAGATACCGAAACCGCAATACTTGTATTTACGCTCTCAATTACTGAAAATTTAAAGTCAGCAGATTCTAGTACACAACAGTCCGCATATTTAGAAGCTATAGCTGAAAACCTTAATATGCTTGATTTGCCTAACGAAGTCTATTGGATTAAAATTGACGATAGCCAAACACCGGCATGGGCGGCAATAAACGACACCCAGTCTGGTACTTGGACAAAGATTGATAACACTCAAACCACAAGTTGGGCTACTATAAACGATACGACAACTCCTGGATGGTCGCAGATTGATGACACTCAAAGCAACAGTTGGACCAAAATAAACAATTCGCAATAAGGACACCACATGTCAAGTACCTACTCATCAGATCTTCGTATTCAATTAATGGGCACAGGCGACCAAGCCGGTACTTGGGGCGCTACTACAAATAACAATTTTCAATATATTTTTGAGCAATCAATTGCAGGCGTACAAACAGTTTCTGTAACTGCAACCCCACAAGCCCTTACTTATGTAAACGGAGCAACATCTACATTAGCTAACAATCAAGCAATTGCGGCGGCGTTAATATTTACAAATGGCGGTGTAAACGCTAACTTTACTATTACCACTCCAAGCGGTTCTCAAAAGTTATATATCATTTATAACAACACTTCATACACGGCGACTATGCAAGTGACAGGGTCATCGGGCAGTACGGTGACTATTCCTTCACAAATCACAACAAAAGTTTACACAGACGGTACTAACTTTTTTGCCGGTAATACGGGCTCAGTGGGCAATTTTGCGATTGCGGGTACCGGTACAGCTACTACACCTTCAACCGGAGACAGCTCTACAAAAATAGCAACAACGGCATTTGTATCTGCAGCAGTACAAGCCGCATATCCTGTTGGTTCTATTTACATGAACGCTTCTGTGTCTACTAATCCTGGCACATTGCTTGGATTTGGTACTTGGTCCGTTATAGCTTCGGGGCAAATGTTACTTGGTAATGGTAGCGGTTATACCGCCGGATCAACTGGCGGTTCAGCAACTACTACACTTTCTACAGCTAACTTACCCAGTCATACACACGGAGCATCTGGTTTATCCGCAAGTTCAAGCACCTCAATTAGTATTAATGACCCCGGACATGCACATCAAATTGTTGACCCCACTGCATACGTATTTTTAGGAAATAACGGCAATAATGGCACAAGTGCAAAAGGTGCTGGAACCAGCGGTCCCACTTACACAAATACGGCGTCAGCAACAACAGGACTTAACGGAGGAAACGTTACTGCCAATACAACAACCAGTATTTCAGGTAGTACTGCCGCAGCAGGTTCAGGTACAGCAGTTACAACTATTTCTCCTTATTTAGTTGTTTACATGTGGCAGCGTACTGCTTAAGGTTTAGCCATTGAGTTCTTACTTCTTTTTCAAGCTGCAAACGCTGCGTTCAGCGGCGTTAAAGAGTTGTGCGCTATGTACAACGAAGGCAAGGCGCTTGTCAAGGATGTACAAAAAACAGTTGGCGAAGTTAAACAGATTGGTAAGGAAGTTAAGGGCATCTGGGGGTGGATAACCTCGTTCTTTGCTGAGCCGGTTGAGGAAAAGAAAACTCTACAAGATATTCACCCTAAGAACCAGAAAAAGGAAAAAGTAAAGTTTGACGAGCAGGTTATTTACGCTGAAATTGGAGATCAACTGGTCAGTTTCTTTCGAAACTATAAAGCTTGCTCAGACGCAATACACGAGGAAGAGGCAAAGATAGAACAGATTTACGACCCGGACGGGGAGACGTACGAGAGGGCAATCAGACTTGTGATGGCAAAGACTCAGCTAGAGCAAATGAGAGTAGACCTAACGGAGTATATGATTTATCATGTACCGCCAGAGCTGAAAGATTTATACTCACGAGTTAACGAGATGATTGGGTCTGTGAAGACCAAGCAAGAGATGGCGCGCAAAGCGGAGCTAAAGAAAAAAGCTCAAAGATTGGCAGATGCTAGAGAAGCGGCGGACAGGGCTTGGTTGATGGGAGCTTGCACAGTGGTGGTCATTTTTATCGCAATCTATTTGGCAGGACTGATGTGGGCAATAAATCGAGCGAGTCATGGGGGTATGTAGTTGCTATCATTGTGTTGGCGCTCCTCTTTGTGCTGATATTGCCAGTGATTGGAATCATGTACATGGACATTCACCAAGAACGAATACTGATTGCAAATGATCTTAAGCGGATTGAAAAACTTAAGAAAGAACTTGAGGCTCAGAAGGACAAATGAGAATATGCGCTTTATTGATTTTATTATTAGCGGGGTGCGAAGACCGTTACCGCTACCATTGCCAAGACCCTAAACATTGGAGTGATGATGACTGTAAACCGCCCCTCTGCGTCGCCACGCAAACTTGTCCCGAATATTTTTCAAAGCCTGCTAATGGCAAAGCCCAAGACAACTGAGCAACTCAACGCCGAGACAAATAGATTTGTTATCCGGATGTTTAGCATCGCCCTAGTGTTTATTGTTATGCTTTTTGGATATAGCATTGTTTTTACCGAGCAACCTCTCTTTAATGAGGCTCCTGCTGACAAGCAAATATTTACGGTGCTGACTTTGATTGGGGGACAGCTACTCACCATACTTGCCAACTATATTAATAAGCCATCCAGCCCTACAACATCTTCTTTTAACCATTGCCCGCCAATGGCGACTACAATTAAACAAGAAGAAAAATTAATTTCAGCCATTGAGGGTAAACCCCTAGTGACACCAGCAACACCTAAACCGTCTCCATTTGGCAACCCTAACGAGAGGCCACCATTATGAAATATGTTATTGCTATTATTATCTTTACTAGTTTTGTGGGCGGGGTTTATGAGTTGGGCCACCATCAAGGCTATGCCCAATCCCAAACAGAAGTAGCGGCGCAGATTGAGGAAGCAAATAATGAAGCTCGTATAACTGAACGAAAATTAGATCAAAGAATCGCTGATTTATCTACCCAACTAGAAAAGGTGCAAGATGATGCTAAAAAACAAATTGCTAAACGGGATGCTGATATTGCTACTGGCAAGTTGCAGCTCTTTGTCAAAACCAAGTCCTCAGTATGTCCCCCCTCAAATGCCCCCGCTACCGGCGGACCTGACACCGCAACCGCCCAACTTGACCCAGCGTTTGCTCAATCTCTTGTCGCCGTCACAGACGATGGGGACCTCGCCATCAGGAAACTCAACGCCTGTATCGCCACCTACAACCAAGTAAAGGAAATGATCAATGGAAGCACAACAACTCGCTGAAGCAGCAAAGTTAGATTTAGCGCATGCAGAGGCTTTAATCGACGGCATCAACGCCGCTATTGTGGAGGCTGAACTTAACACGCCCCACCGTTTGGCTGCATTTATTGGGCAGACAGGCGAGGAATCTGGCGGTTTCAAGTTCTTTGTTGAGAACCTTAACTACAAAGCGGAGTCGTTACTTCGCACATGGCCTACCCACTTTAATGAGGAGAACGTCAATGAATACGCACACAACCCAGAAAAAATCGCGAACCGGGCGTACGCTAACCGCGGCGGAAATGGAGATGAAGAATCGGGAGATGGCTGGGCGTATCGAGGCAGAGGCGCGATCCAAATTACCTTTAAGGACAACTACGAAGCATGCTCCCGTGACTTGGGAGTCGATTTCATCAGCAATCCTGACGCTCTCGAAACACCTGAAGGCGCGCTTGCTTCTGCCGCCTGGTACTGGAAAAAACACAAGTTAAATCACTACGTAGATAATAATGATTTCACAGGATTGACGAAAGCCATAAATGGCGGTACACTGGGGCTCTCGGGTCGCATGGACCGCTTCAATCATGCTATGAGTGTTCTAGCGTAAACGAGGCTGCCTTGCTAACAAAATTACAGTTCAAACCCGGGGTCAACCGCGAAGCTACCACTTTAGCCAACGAAGGCGGGTGGTACGACTGTAATAATATTCGCTTCAGAGCAGGGTACCCAGAAAAGATTGGCGGCTGGGTTACCGATACAGGCACTGAACCTACTACGCAGCAAGCCACATATCCAGCAGCAGACATCAATTTACCAACAGCTACTCCTACTACAACTACGGGCTATAACACAGCTTCCTTTTGGGGCGTGTGCCGTAACTTATGGGCGTGGTTAAATCTTGCCGGATATAATCTATTAGGGCTTGGGACTAACCTAAAGTACTATATTCAAAACGGTATCGGTGGCGCGTTTTATGATGTCACACCTATTCGCAACACGACAACATATACTGCCACATTTACAGCTACTAACGGTTCTACAACTATTACTGTCAGCGACTCAGCTAACGGTGCACTAGCCAATGATTTTGTTACTTTTAGTGGTGCGGTTTCTCTAGGCGGTACTATTACAGCTGCGGTGCTCAATAGAGAGTATCAAATAGTGTCAATCATTGACAGTAGCACATACACAATAACTTCTAGCGTAGCCGCCAACGCAAGCGATACGGGACATGGGGGTTCGTTAGTTGTTGCAAACTATCAAATTAATACAGGCAGCGCCACTTACACACAAGCGTTGGGTTGGGGTGCAGGTGGATGGGGAGGTGCTACGACAGGTCTTACTTCCACAGGATGGGGACAGCCCGCATCTACAGGTGTGGGCGTTCAATTACGTTTATGGTCTGCGGCAAATTTTGGACAAGATTTAATTATCAATCCAAGCGGTAGCCAGATGTATTATTGGGCGGTTAATGCCACACCGACTACATTTGATCGGGCGCAGAACTACACCGCAGGCTCTACTATTACTACGTCCTCAGGTACTTTTACTTGCGATTCAACTACGCCAAGTTTGGTCAGTTATGTCATGGTGTCGGATGCTTCCGACTTCGTTATTTGTTTTGGCTCTAACGACCCCTCCGGTGTGGTCGGACCTACTACGCTTGACCCCATGTTTGTTCGTTGGTCTGATCAACAAAATGCGGGCGTCTGGCTGCCAACACCTACAAACCAAGCGGGTAGCTATAGGTTGTCTCAAGGTTCTCAAATTGTTTCCGCCATTCCTGCACAGCAAGGTATTTTGATCTTGACGGATTCAAGCGTTTACATCATGCAGTATGTAGGCGCGCCTTATGTCTGGGGCTTCCAGATTATGGGAAGCAACACTTCTATCATGGGTCCTAATGCTGTTGCCAACATCAACAACACCATTTACTGGATGGGGTACAACAAGTTTTACTTCTACAACGGAACGGTGCAGACATTACCCTGCGCGGTCAGGGAGTACGTATTCGATAATATCAACTTGTCTCAATCGGCGCAGGTTTATGCAGGTACAAATGAAGCGTTCAATGAAGTTTGGTGGTTCTACCCCTCGGTTACTGGGCGCAATAGCGATGGATCTTTTGGAACCGGCACACCGTCCAACCCAAATACGTTGACTGATTCTTATGTGGTATACAACTACGTGGATCAAAGTTGGTACTACGGCGCTATGCAAAGAACTGCATGGCTTTACTCGCCCTTGAGACAGACGCCAGTTGCAACAAACTATTATGGGCAGTTGATATATCACGAGAACGGTGTCAATGATGGAACGACTAATCCAGCTAGTCCTATTAATTCTTTCATCCAAAGTTCTGATTTTGATATTGGCGACGGTAACAATTTTGGTTTTGTGTGGCGTATTGTTCCTGATATAAACTTTACGGGTTCATATAATCCCAACCCAACGGTTAATATGACGTTGCTGCCAAGACAAAATCCAGGCAATAACTACGGCAATTCAAACAACCCAAACATTGTTAGTCAGCAAAACTATACACAAGAACGTGAGTATTTGATCCAGACTTTCACGCCTCAAATTTACGTACGAGCAAGAGGGCGTCAGATGGCGCTTAAAATTCAGTCAACCGGACTTGGCGTGCAATGGCAGTCAGGTTCGCAGCGTTTGGACATTCGTCCTGATGGAAGACGCTAATGGCAACGCCTTTTAAGACCAACAGCGTACAAGTGCCTGCGGTACCGCAGCTGCCTGTCCCTCCCATTGCCTACGATCAAAATGAGCAGACTCAACTCAATAACGTTTTGCGTCTTTATTTTCAACAACTGAACACAGTAGTAAGCGTAAATACTAATAATATTGCGTCTAATTCTGTTCTTACTTGGTTGAACCAATGAGCTTTTATCAAAACGTCATCCCTGTTCAGGTTGCTGCTGCGGCGGTTACAACGTCTACAACGACTATTTACACCGTTCCTGCGGCTACAAGAACTATAATTAAGGACATTAATATTACGGCGGGTAGTAGTATTACGGTGACAATTTACTTTGTACCAAGTGGCGGCACAGCGGGTACAGGAAATATCTTTTTGAATGTGGTTCCCGTTAATACGGGGGCGTCTTATTTTCATTGGGTGGGTACGCAGATCTTACAACCGGGTGGAACGATTCAAGTTGTTGCAAGCGGTACAGGTAGTAACATTTTTATAAGCGGTGGCGAAGCCACTTAAGGAGAGACGTATGAGTATGTGGGACAACATGTCATTTGCCGAAAAACTGCTTGCAGTTGGCGCACTTGCGGCTACAGGCGGCGTAGCCGCTTCAGCGGTAGCAGGCGATGCTGCTATACCAGCATTAGGCGGTTCTGTTGCCGGAGGTTCTGTTCCAATTGATTTAACTGCTTCTGGTATCGGTGCTGGCGCAGGTAGTGCGGCTCCCGCCGTTGCTTCAGACGTTGTACCATTAGCAAGTAATGCTGTTTACCCAAATGCCGCAGCTGCCGCAGCTTCACCAGGAACAGGAGCTGCAACAATACTTGGAAGTGCTGCCACAGAAGGTGCCGGTGCAGGTGCTACAGGTCAAATGGCGGTTGCCGATAATGCGTTGTATGCTAACGCTGCTAATCAGACTGCAACAACTCCAGCCCCGTGGTATTCAAATCTTTTACACAACGCAATTACGCCTGCGCAGGGAGCAACCGGTACGTTTGGCACTGGAATGGGCTATGGCGCTGCTGGTCAGGCAGGCTTAATTGGGTTAGGCGGAGGACTTGGATACGCCGCTATAAGAGCTGCGGATAAAGGCTACGGGGTCCCACCCCCAACAGTTGATACTGGACCTTTAAGTAGACTACAAGGTGCGCAGGGTGTTCCTTATTTAACAGACAGAGGCACAACAAAAAAGGCATCGGGGGGCTTATTGAGCGCCAATCCTAATCCTCCCATGTCGTATAACACGACGCCAACCTACAACAATCCAACAAGCACGCCCGTGCCACAGCCGGTTATGCACTTTGCTGGAGGAGGTTCTTCACAATCCGATATTATTGCGCCAACTCCTGCGACCGGTGCATACGATCAATTAGGCGCTTATTTACAAGCTATGCAGGCTGCACAATCTCAGCAAGCAGGACAACAAGAA